TATAAACAAAGCCTTTGAGTGCTTTGCTACTCTACGGAAGAAACAGGCCATTGCTGATTCGGTTAAACTGGTTCAACTGAAAGCATACTCTACATACCCTGCTGATGTTGTGATTGAAGGATTAAAAAAGTATATTGATATGGGACATTATTTGGAGAATAAAAATGAAAGGTACGCTATAGGAATAATCAAAGGACTTAGAGAAGAACAATTAAGTGGTAGGATTAAACCAATTAAATTTAATAATCCTCAAAGCTCTAAGTGGGCAGACAGAGAACAACAAGTAAAAGATTTACAGGATAAAAAACTGGCAAGGAGGAAGATAATAGATAAGATGGTAAAGGAAAAGTTGAAAGAGAAAGGTTTATCTATTAATAGCACGCCATCGAGTGTCCTCTCGGAAATTATGAAAGAAGTAGAATTAGAAATTGCACCTCTATAACAAGGATAAACAATGCCGAATAAAACCAATTCTGTTGAGCAATATCTTGTTCAAAAGAAATTTCCATATAAGCCTGTATCATCAGGAGAGCAGTATTGTGTGAAAGATTGTCCTGTATGTGGTGATGATAGTTGGCACTTTTTTATAAGTAGAGATAAAGGATTATGGGACTGTAAGAAATGTTTAAGGCACGGTAATCTGTATACCCTTAAAAAAGATTTAGGTGATCTATCTAAGGTAGAGTCGGTATCTTCTTTGCTTGGGGAAACGGCAGAGGAGGATATAACTATACCTGATGAATTGGTATTGGGTTATTATGATGCTTTGATGCAAGATGATAAAACTTTAAAGTGGTTGTTGGATAGAGGCATATCAATAGAATCTATTAGGAAATTTAGATTAGGGCTAAAAAAAGAAGGAAGTCGAGAATGGCTTACAATGCCTTATTTCAGAGGAGGGGCCACTGTAAATATTAAATCTCGTGCCCTCCCCCCTATGGATAAAAAATTTACATTGGTTACAGGGCATTCTAAACCTCTGTTTAATGCAGATGCTTTGAAGGGCCAGAAAAAGGTTTATATTACTGAGGGCGAGTTAGATGCAATAGTGTTGTCTCAAAATGGGTATTATCCTGTGGTATCTGTTCCTACGGGTGCGAATAGTTTTTCTGCTATTTCCTATGATGAATTGGCTTCTATGGAAAAAATATATCTGTTGTATGATATGGATGTAGCAGGACGGGCAGGGGCGAGGGAAGCGATAAAGAGGTTGGATGCAGGTAGGTGTTATAATATAAAATTGCCTACTAATGATGTTACAGATTTTTTTATGAAGTATGGTCAACCAGAATTAGAAGCGATTATAGAAGAAACTCCTCTTGCGGGTAAACTAACTATAATGCCTCCTTTGCAAGCATTTGACTGGTTGATAGAAGATAGAACAGTGGGGGAGGGAATATCTACTTCTTTTGATCTGCCGTGGCCTAAATTGAATAGACTTGTACGAGGAATGGATGCAGGAAATCTTTTAATGATACTTGCACCTGCGTCGATGGGAAAGACTGCGTTTACTCTTAACATTGTTTATGAGTTGGCTAAGAAGTCTGTGCCTTGCTTTTTTTACTGTCTTGAGATGTCTGTACCTGAATTACTTAGTCGTGTTGTTTCTAATCATAGAAATGTATCAGAAAAAGATATACGATTAGAAGATATTATTTTGACAAAAGGGGCTATGTATAACTGGCCCTTATATTTTGCGGGCGTAGGTAGTGTAAATACATTAGAAATAGTAATGGATAATATTAGACAAGCGGTACAGAGATACGGGGTTAAAGTAGTGGTTTTTGACCATCTCCATTTCCTTTGTCATTCAGCGGATAATATTACGGCTGAGGTAGGTATGGCTGCTCAATCTTTTAAATTGTTGGCGGCTGAATTAGGGATCGTAATTATTGTGATAGTACAGCCTAGAAAAGTTTCTTTGACATCTAAATTGACTATGTTTGATGCACGGGATAGTGGCTTATTAGCGTCAATTTGTGATACTATGCTAGGTATTTACAGAAAGCCTGTAGGAACAAGTAAGACGGTTTCTGAAGAAGATTATGATGGTACGCAACAAACCTTTGAGTCGAGGACATTGATACAGATTTTAAAAGCTCGTAGGTCTTCGGGTGGTAGTACGGTACTCTATTTCAATGGTGATTTTATGCGTTTCGAGGAGTGTGAATAGGTTGAATAGTTACAATGAAATAACTAAAGATATAATGTTTTCAGTAAAAAAAATGTCTAATGTACTGTCCAAAAAATTCCCTTTTGTGGCTTTTATGGATTTGATAAACATAGGTTATTTATCAATGGTGAGAGGGTTTGATACGTATGTAGTTGAAAAAAGTAATGGTGCTAATATTTCTACTTGGTGCATATTACTAATACGGAATTCTATGGTTGATTATATTTATAAAGAGTATAAAAATGTTTCTCAATGTAAAGGGTATGAGTTTGATGCTTTTAGGGGCAGAGGTGATTTAGATGGCTTGAATGATATAGATTTTAATGATATTTTATGGGTATTGAGAAAGCGGTTATCTCCTATGGCCTTTGAATTATTGGAGGAATATTTGAAATGTCGTGATACGGTTTTTCATCCCCAAAGATTCTTTGAAAATTTAACAGTAGAGTACAGGGATATTAGGATTTATTTATGGAGAGAAGTTAAAACAGAACTCTATGATATTTATTCGGAGGGGCAAGATGAAAAGTAATTTACCTTGTTTTGGAAAATTATATTCTGCGGAGGTAAAGGCGTGTATCCACTGTGAGGAAAACAGTTCTTGTGAGTATGTTTGTAGTTTTTCTCCTAAAGGTGTTGTGAAGATGTATAAAGGAAAAGTGGGACAGAGCAATAAAGATATTATTTTAGAATGTATTTCTATGGATTGGAAAAGTAAGAAGGAAATTATTTTATATTATCAAGAAAGGACTGGAAAGAAGGGTACGACTCTTTCTCAGATTTTGCAGGATTTGAAGTCTGAGGGGGTAATAAAGATTAAAAGGGATGGAAGAAGTTTTTATTATAAATTATCAGATACATTAAACAAGGAGGTCGTATAGTGAGACGGATACATAAAACTGAAGAGTGGATTAAGTGTAATGTCTGCTCAGGCACAGGAAAAGATTTGCGTCATGTTAAGTCGGATTTTGAAGGTAAGATTCCTAGAAATGTTATGGAGGCTTTTTTGTTTCAGGGTATTTGTCTAGCTTGTAATGGAAAGGGTATGCAGAAGGTAATAAGGAAAGAGACAGTAGAGACCGTAGGCTTCCTTTGGTGGGTTTGGTATTCTGTTTTTGGGAAGATGGGCAGTTTTGATAGGAAGGTATAAGTATATTTTTTATTAGGGAGAAAGTTATGCAGAATCATTTAAGAGAACCTTTTTTTAAATTTAAGACAAAGTTTATGGCAGAAGTCCTTGAAACCCTCAAAGATAAAGTAGCAGGTAAATTTAGTGCTTGCAAGGTGGTCTTTGAGTATGGAAGAAGTAAATTACCATCTGTCCTATTTGAGATTGTGGCAGGGGACACTAAAGATTGTGATAATGTTTTGATCACTTTAATTGCGGGCAAGAATGTAGAAAAAGGTTTTATCATGTTAGACGATAAAATGGAAAGTGATCTTGCTTGGCTTGGTGAGAATTTTTTTGATAAATTAGAAGATGAGTTAGGATAATTAACTGATTGGAGACTTTAATTGACCTGTACAGATTGTATATTACATAAAACAGTAAAGACTAATTGTTTGAAGGGCGAAGGTTCTCTGTCTAGTGGGATAATGATTGTAGGGGATTTCCCTAGATTTTTAGAGGATTTGAAAGGAAAACCCTTCATTGGAGATGCAGGTAAATTATTGGATCATTGTCTTACTAAAGTAGGCATAGCAAGGCGGTCTATTTATGTGACTAATGCTGTAAAATGTAAATCTAATACCAAAGACAATAAGGTTACTGGGGCGCAGATTACTGCTTGCCGCAAGCATATAGTAAAAGAGATAAAGGATTTGAAGCCCAAAGTGGTTGTGTTATTGGGTAATCCTGCTGTTCAATCTGTATTAAAACGATCAAGTAAGATAGATAAAATACGAAGTCTTATACAGGAGTCGGAGGAATTTCCGGGGATAGTTTTCATTCCCACGTACCACCCTGCATATATTTTAACTCATTGGGTTGATTTACCTATCTTATTGAAAGACTTAAAGCGGGCGGTAAAAGCATCTAAGTTCAATGATTATTTAGGTTATTGTGCAAAGTTGAATAGTAGATGTTCCTATAACAGTGTTTTGACTTTGGCTGGTGTTGAAAGTTTGATGGAGTACCTGAAAACATCTTCTGATTTTGTATCGTATGACACAGAGACAACAGGTTTGGATGTGCGTAATGATACTATAATCTCTATCCAATTTTCAAATAGGGTGGGCTATGGCTGGACAGTGCCCTTATACGGATTCAAGTGTAGGGAGGTCTGGTCAGAGGAGAACAAAGTAAAGGTTATAGCCTTATTAAAAGATTTTCTTGGGGGGGCTACACCTAAAGTTGCACATAATAGTATGTTTGATAGGTCTATATTGCGCTGTAATTTAGGGATAGAAGTCAATAATACAGAGTTGGACACTCAATATTTGCATCATCAGATACAAGAAGAAGAGCATAAGAGTCTGGAATATTTGACTAATAAATATACTGAGATGTCTCCTTTCAAAGATTTAAAGGATAGGTTCCCCGAAGCGAAGCAGGGGTATCAAAATGTTCCAGAGGATGCTCTGTGGCTGTACGGCGCACAAGATGCGGATGCTACGTATAGGGTAGCAAAGATTTTGAAAGATGCAGCTTTGAAAGAGGGCAGATTATTTGAACTCCATCAAAAGATAGTTATACCGTTGTCAGAAGTCATAATGAGTATATCTTTGGGGGGTATTCAATTAGGTGTTGCGGCCCTTGATGAGATGCAGGATACTCATAATATTGAAATAGAAGAGTTAGTAAATAAGATGATTGGTATTGTAGGCAGAAAATTTAATCCTAATTCCCCTAAGCAATTGGTAGAAATACTCTTTACTGAGTTTAAATTACCCTCTATTAAAAAAACTAAAACTGGGAGTAAATCTACAGATAAGGAGGTTTTAGCCTTTCTTGAGGGCAAGCATCCTATTATAGAATTCTTGATAGAGTATAAAAGTCTAGCTAAAGAGCGGAGTGATTACCTTAAAGGGTCGGATGGTAAGACGGGTATTCTTAAACATGCAGATGAAAATATGAAAGTACACCCAGACTGGCGTGTGGATGGGACAGTAACAGGGAGATTGGCTTGTCGTAAACCTGCTATACATAATATTAAAAAGAACATGCGATCTATAATATCTGTACTTGATGGGATGTATTTGATGGGGGCTGACTGGAAACAGTTAGAGGTACGGATCGCGGCGGTATTATCAGGAGATAAAAAACTTAATTCCTATTTTGAAGAGGGTTTAGATATACATAGGATGGTGGCGGCTGATATTTTAGGTAAGGAAGAGAAAGAAATAACAGACGAAGAAAGAAAGAATGCTAAAGGAGTAGTCTTTGGAGCAAACTATTTGAGAGGTGCAAAGAGTATTTCTGATGAATATGGTATGACTGTTGAAGTTGCTCAAGCATATTTAGATGGGTATTTTGAATCGTTCAAAGGCTTCAAAAAGTGGAGAGATGAAAAAGTAGCAGAGATGAAAAAAATGAGGTTCATTGAAACTGTATGGGGTAGGAGACGGAGACTAGGTAATTTGGGGGCATTGACAGATGCTTTCATACGAACTTTCTATGGTGATAGGGTTAGGGAGACTATGGCTATTCAGAGAGAAGAGTCTGTCAGGCAGGGATTTAATGCTATTATTCAATCTGCTGGTGGTGATTTATGTAATTCGGTATTTATTCGTTTACATAAAAGGTATCAGGGTATGAGGACTAATATTATAATATCCCACCATGATGCTATTTATTGTGAATCCCCAGAGGATGAGATTGTACTTGCTTCAAAGATATTAATTGAAGAGATGGAAACACCTGTACCAGAGTTATCTAATAAGGTTTTTCCCGTAGATTTCTCTGCTGGAAGATTCTGGGGTGATGAGAGTGAAACCGAAAAGATTTTAGAGAGGATGAAAATAGAATAATAGTATTTAAAAAACCCCTTGACTTTCCTATTATTATATCATATAATATAGGATACCTTTTGAAAATGGAGACTATCACATGAAGCCTGAAGAGAAAATTAAGACAGTTACAGAGTTGAGCTTAGATTTACGGATAGATAGGAACAATCTTTCTGAAGAAGTAGCAGAACAATCTTCTAAATATGTGTATTATGCGGCCATGTTAGAAGAAACAAAAGCAGAGTTAGAGACTAAAAAATTTGAGTTAGATGTATTGTTTGCAGAACTTGATAAACTAAAAAGAATAGAATTAAAAGCTGCTGGAGGAAGTGTAACAGAAACAATAGTAAAACAGACGGTTTTACGGGATATAAAACTTCAAGAGAAAAAAGGTGAAGTAATAGACTGGAAGAAAAAAGTAGGCGTATTAACAGCAGTAGAAAAGGCTTATTGGATGAGGAAGGATATGCTGTCATCTATTGTACATTTGACGTTGAAAGAAGGTAAATTGAGAGATGCAATCAATTATGAAAAGGCTTCAGGCAACGGGCAAGGTTAATAGAATTTTCATAATTGATATGAAATAATTATAAAATTTAACCATTTAATTAACGGAGGATAACACATGAGTTACGGTATAACAGATGTTGATTCGGTCAAAAAGGTGTATGAAAAAAGGAAATCTGGTGGTAGATGGAAACCGAAGATAGGAGATAACAGGGTGAGGATTATGCCTCCGTGGAAAAAAGATGAAAAGTTTTTCTGGTATTCAGTAGATGTGCATTGGACACAGGGCGAGAGAAGTTTGCCAGTTGCATGTACCCAGAGTGAAGGTAAACCTTGTTTTTACTGCGAACTCTGTGAAGAATTGTTAGAATCCAATAAAGAATTGGCAAACAAAATAAAGAAGTCTCCACTTATCTATGTGAACCTTGTAGATTTGGATGACGAGGCCGCTGGTGTTCAGATGTTTAATCCTTGTGCTACGATTTTTGATGGTCTGATTTCTCTTTTTTCTGGGGATTGGGGGGATATTACTAACGTAGAGACAGGTGTCCCCATCATTATAAACAAGATTATGAAAGGTGATTGGCCTAAATATACGGTTACACCCGCTAGGACTCCTTATCCTATTACAGGTAAAGGTTATTTGAATGACCTCCATGATCTGTCTAACCAAGTGTTTAAGTTTAATTATGACCAACAGAAAGCCTTGTATGATGGTGAAGATTTGGACATAATAAATCTTATGGGTGATTCTCCTGAAAAAGCGGCCACTGTGGATACAGTGCTTCAAACTGCTCCTATTAGTGAAGCAGTGGAAGATGTAGAAGACGGGGAAGTAAAAGATGCCCCCCCGCAAATTGGAGAGTCCTTGTCTGGTAAGGCTGAACCTGAAAAGGTTAAGACAGATAAAGTTAAACCTGTTAAAGGAAGATTGAAGTGTTTTGGTTCATACGAGGATGACGATAAAATGTGTGTCAGATGCACAAATGATAGAGATGCTTGTATACTTGAAACTAAAAAACGTAATACAAAGTAAAGGATAATCATGTCCATAGAATCAATAGATAAACTGGTAGAGTTTGTTACCAGTAAATTTGGGGCTGGATCGGCTATGTTAATGTCAGATAAGGCTGAAGATTTATCCTATGTTTCTACTGGATCAATTGAGGTGGATGAGGCTCTGGGGGGTCAAGGACTCCCCTTATGCCGTCTAGTGAACTTCATAGGTAAAGAGGCCGCCGGTAAGACTACTATGGCTATACACGTACTCATAGAGTGTCAGAAGATGGGAGGTAGAGCAGTTCTCATTGAGACAGAAGAAGCATTTAGTTATGACAGATCAGAAAAGATGGGTTTGGATTTGAGTAAAACTCTTATCATCCAACCTGAAACAGTAGAAAAAGCGTTTGCTGCTATAAAGGCTTTGACTGATGGCATTACATCTAAAAAAGGAGAGGATAAACCTACAGTTATTGTTTGGGACAGTTTTTCTGGTACACCTACTAAATCTGATATAGATGCGGATATAGAAGCCTCTAAAAATAGCACAGGAGCCTCTCGAAGTAAAGAGGTGGGTAGTCATGCTAGGGTAGCCTCTTTTAATCTGAGGCATGTTCCTTCTGATTTAGTTAAGGCCAATTGTTTATTAATTGTTATACATCAGATAAAACAAAATATCATGGTGGGTTATGGGTCTCCTGATACGTTCCTTGCAGAAAGACCTTTCAAATTTCATTCTTCTGTTGGTTTGAGGGTGGCCCGGAAGGGTAATGTAGTAGAGAAAAATGAAATTGTTGGGATAACGTCAAAGGTTAAAGTTATAAAAAATAAAGTAGCACCCCCTTTTAGGGAGTGTGAAGTAGACATATATTTTGATAGAGGGTACGACAGAGCAAGTCAATTGCTTAAAAAGGCTCTTTTGAGAGGTATAGTGATTCGTGCGGGGGGTTGGTTATCTTATAAAGAGAATAAATTTAGAGCAAATGAATTTGATAAAATTTTGCTTGATAATGTAGATTTGGAGAAGGAGATTTTATTAGACGGAGGCGTAAAATGACTATTTTCTTTACCGCAGATGAACATTATTTAAAGAATATAAAAAATATTATTGAGTAAGTTTTGTAATAAAAATATTGTTTAACCTATACTAAAATAGGAAAAATTTAATTTATTGTAGTATATTTTTGCAAGGAGCAAAAAATGAAAACAGATGAAAATAGTTCTAAGCTAGGACGAACCCCTATTGACGGGGAACGTATGGTAGGAGATTCGTATATGATTACTCCTGATTTGAAAGAAGAGATGGATAAAGCCTCTGTAAAGTTAGGCATGTCTAAATCTGAATTTATTCGTCAGGCAGTACAGGAGAAATTGAAAGGATTAGAATGAGCAAGGTTATGTTGTTTTCGGATACCCATCTGTATCCGTATAAGCAATTTTCTACTACTCTGTCAGACGGGTTGAATTCTCGATCTAAGATTATTCTTAATGCAATAAACGAAGTGTATAAATACGCAGAAGATGAGCAAATAGAAGAGGTCTGGTTTTTAGGTGATTTATTCCATACTAGGGATAGACTACATATTCGAGAATTCAACGAGGTGTGTAAGATAATTACAGGGTTTTCTGGCCGTACAACTTTGCTGGCAGGGAACCATGATTATCCTACTGCTTCTTCTTTATATTCTACTTATGACAGTTTAAGTAATAATCGACTTGTTACAAATACAATAGAAGAAATTCAATTATGCGGCTCTCCGCTAAAATCTATATATGTTTATTTTGTCCCTTACAGTAAAGTTTTGGATATAAAGAATATAGAGACACATAAAGATGGGGTTAATATCTTAGTAACTCATGCTGATATAGAGGGGGCTAAGGTAGGGTCTGGAGAGCATAAATTGAAAGGTGGATTAGGTGTCAAAAGTTTCTCCCAGTTTGATCTGGTATTAAATGGGCATTATCATAAACGCCAAAAACTGGGAAAGAACATTCACTGTATCGGGTCTTTAGTAGCACACACTTTTGGGGATGCTGGAGATGCTAGAGGGTGCAGCATTCTTAATTTAGATGATCTAAGTATAGAAGAGCTTGGAGTAACGGCTCCCATGTTTCATGTCTTGAAAGAAGATGAAATAGAAGAATCTTCTGCTCGTGATATTATCTCTATAAATGATTATGTAAGAGTAGACTCACCTGTACCGATTGATGAAGAGAGATTAAAAAAACAATTGAATACTGAAAACATGGTATTCAACTATGAAAAAAACTATACTAAAGTGTCGAGGTTGCAGGTAGACACAGATACATCTTTTGAGGATATGGTTAAAAAGTATATAGATAAGGAAGCAAGGGATTTAGATACAGAACAATTATTTGAAATGGTCAAAGAAAAAATAGGGTGATGATTTTATCGGAGAGAAAAATTTCCTTATGTGAAATACCTCGGTGCTAAAAATGTAGTAGTTTTGGTATCGAGGTATTTTTATTTTTCTTATAAAAGGTTAAAGTTTCTCCTTGACAATGTCGAATTATATTATATAATATAGGTGAACAAAGCAACTAACTTTTACATGGAAACACTAACTAAGGAGGCGACAACATGAGTGAAAAGCAAAAAATAACGCAAAAAGAATTACAGGGAATACTCGATAGCCACAAAAGCTGGCTTATGGGGGATGAGGGAAAACGCGCAGACCTGCAAGGCGCA